CGGATCGCTCGGGATCGATGGACATTGACGAGATTCCGCTTGTGCCGTTCTTCACTGGTCGGCGCAACGGCAAGACCTGGAAATTCGACCCGCCGTTGCGGGCTGCTGCCGATCTGCAATTGCACCTGTACCGGCAGGAGAGCGGCTTGAACTATGCCACCACCCTGACGGCCTATCCGATGCTGTCGGCAAGCGGTGTGAAGCCTGAGCGGGACGCATCGGGCAATATCAAGCCGATCCCGACCGGGCCGAACGTGGTACTTTGGGCACCGCCGACCGCTGAAGGTGTGAGCGGCAGTTGGAAATATGTCGAGCCGTCCAGCAATTCGCTGGAATTTCTTGCTCGATACATTGACAAGATCATTTCCAATCTGCGTGAATTGGGCCGTCAACCGCTCACCGCAACGTCCAGCAATCTGACCAGCGTTACGACTGCTTTTGCTGCTGGTAAAAGCAAGTCGGCTGTCAAGGCATGGGCTTTGTCGCTCAAGGATGCTCTTGAGAATGCTATGCGGATCACCGCAAAATGGATGAACAGTGAATACGAAGCGACTGTAAGTGTTTATACCGAGTTTGACGATTTTGTTGATGGTAAGGATTATGAAGCCCTTATCTCGGCACGTCAGAACAAGGATATATCGCTTGAGACGTTTTGGGAAGAAATGCAGCGTCGTGGTTTGCTTTCCGTTATGTTTACGAGCGACAGAGAGAAACAACGCCTGCTTGCCGAGACACCCGGCGATGGTGTTGATGTTGCTATCTGATCGGATGGTCAATAGTGAAACAGTTGGATGACTGATATGAAGATGAATACTCGACTTATTGCACTGCTCAGCAGCACCGTTCTGCGTGCCGCATTTGACACTGGCCAGCCTGGTTGGAAGGTGGATGAGAACGGCGCGATTGTCGTCAAGGACGGCAACCCGGTCTATATCAACGCTCAAGGTCAGGAGATGACGCTGGGGACCGATACGGTCGGTCGGCTCAACGGTGAGGCCAAGGGCTTCCGTGAGCGTGCAGAGGCAGCAGAGGCCAAGCTGAAGGCGTTTGACGGTCTGGACGCTGAAAAGGCTCGTGCGGCTCTCGCGCTGGCCGAGAAGGTGGACCAGAACGCGCTAATCGAGGCTGGCAAGCTGGATGAGGTCAAGGCGCAGATCACGCAGCATTATGAGGGTCAGTTGTCTGAGTTGAAGGGTCAACTGGACTCGACAACGGCACAGTTGAACAACACGCTGCTCGGCACGGCTTTCAAGTCGTCCGATTGGATCAACAAGAACATCGCAATTCCTGCCGACATGCTTCAGGCGGCTTTCCAGAGCAATTTCAAGGTCGAGAACGGACAGATTGTCGCAATCGACACCGATGGAAAGCAAATCTACAGCAAGTCTCGCATGGGTGAGATTGCCAACTTTGATGAGGCGATTGAGCATCTGGTTAGCGGCTATGCTCACAAGGATCGTATCCTTGCAGCGCCGAACAAGGGTGGCAGCGGATCGGGTGGTCAAGGGGGCAACCAGGGCGGCGGAGCGCGTGTCAAGCGTGCAGATTTCGACGCTCTGGCACCGGCTGAGAAGGCCGCAACTGCCGCCAAGGTCCGCGCCGGGGAAGTCCAGTTGATCGACTGATCAATTGGCTGGGAATGGTCCGTGTTTTTGTCGCTGGCACGGACCATTTTCAACATTGACAATCCCGACTCACTGGAATAATTAAGCGATATTGAGTGCCATAGTAGTTGGATGACGAACTGGTGAAATTGGCTGGATGGCCTGCTTCAACCACATCATTCAAGGACTGTGAACATGACTCGTCTCCGCAACATGCTGATCGCGCGCACCGCGCCCGCAATCACTTATTACAAGTACAGCGCCAACGATCTGACCGCGATTATCCCCGACCTGTATGAAGGTCTGGACGTGATCTCGCGCGAACTGGTCGGTATCATCCCCTCGTGCTTCCGCAATTCGAGCGCGGAACGTGCTGCGGTTGGTCAGAGTGTTGTGTATCCCATCGCGCCGACTCCGACCCGCTTCAGCGTGACCCCGGCGATGACCATTCCCGAAACCACCGACAAGACGGTTGGTAGCGGCACCCTCGCCATCACCAAGAGCATCGGCTATGAGTTCGGCTTCACTGGTGAAGAACAGCGCGCCGTCAACAACGCTCAGGGTATCGGTTTCTCGACCGTCCAGGCTGATATGTTCGCTCAGTCGCTCCGTGCGCTGTGCAACGAAATCGAAGTCGATCTGGCTGTTGAAGGTTATCGTTCGGCATCGCGCGCAACCGGCACCAGCGGCACCACGCCGTTCGGTAGCAACTTCGATGAAGTGGCCGATCTGCGCAAGATTCTCGACGATAACGGCGCTCCCATGTCGGATCGTTCGCTGGTGATCAACACTTCCGCTGGTGCAAATCTGCGCAAGAAGTCGCAGCTTACCAAGGCGAACGAGGCTGGCACCACGATGACGCTGCGTCAGGGTGAACTGCTCGACATTCACGGCATGTCGATCAAGGAATCGGCTGGTATCCAGACCCACACCAAGGGCACTGGTGCAAGCTACCAGCTTACCGCTGCATTCCCGGTTGGCTCGACTGCACTGACTGTCGATACCGGCACTGGTACGATTGTTGCTGGTGACGTGATCACCCTGGCCGGTGACACCAACCAGTATGTGGTGGAAACCGCTCTGGCTTCCGGCACTGTGACCATCGCCAAGCCCGGTCTGCGTGTTGCGGCTGCTGACAACACCGTCATCACCGTCACCAACAACTATGCAGGCAACCTGGCGTTTACCCGCAACGCTCTGCATCTGGTGATGCGCGCACCGGCACTGCCGAATGGTGGAGACGCAGCCATCGACTCGATGATGCTGGCCGATCCCCGCTCGGGTCTGTCCTTTGAAGTCCGCATGTACGCTGCGTATCGCAAGATTCGCGCTGAAGTCGCGGCTGCTTGGGGCGTCGGCGGTATCAAGCCGGAGCATATCGCAATTCTGAAGGGTTGATCCAAACCTGACAGTGTGGCAAATTGACCGGGCGGGCAAAAATCCGCCCGGTTTTTTTATGGAGACGACAATGAGTGATCCGAACGAAATCCTGCCGACCATCACCGTTTTTCGCAACGGAACGGAATGTGTGATCAACGAAACCGACTTTGATCCGGCGACGGACAAGCACCTTAATGAGAAGCCTGCTAAGGCACCCAAGGCGAGCAAGAGCAAGGCGACTGGTCAGCTTGGTATCATGCAGAGCGGTGACAAGTATGTGGTGGTCGATACTGGCACCAATGAGCCTGTTGAGGCTGCTGGACTGGACGTGGCTGGTTATGCTACTGAAGCAGCGGCAATCGCTGCTGCACAGGCTGCAATCGCCGCTGGTGGTTGATCTGGATCGGAGTGCATACCATGGTTGATTTTTACGGGTCTGTTGCCGGATTTGAGACGTATCTGACGGCTCGGAACCACGACCAGGGTACGCACTCCAATACCGAGATCGAAGCAGCATTGCTGGTTGCGTCCGAATGGCTTGACGCGCGCTATCGGTCCAGTTTCAGCGGCTTCAAGATCGAACAGCGCGCCCAAGTGCGTGAGTGGCCGCGATCCGGCGCAATCGACGTGTACGGGTATGCTGTGAGCGCCGAGAGCATTCCGGTCGAGGTCGAGAATGCCACCTATGAGGCAGCACGGCGCGAACTGGCAAGTAGCGGCTCGCTCTCGGTCGATTTCTTGCCGAACAAATATAAGAGCGCTCAGGTGGACGGCGCGGTCAATGTTCAGTATCGAATCTTTGACAATGCGTCCGAAGCGCAAACCCGATTGCAAATCGTTGACGAAATCCTTGCTCCAATTTTGACCGGGCGAGGAATGGGATCGGGTGTAACTGGTTATGCAATGCGCGGATAAAACAAGGGGCCAGTCTTGCGACCAGCCCCCTGCCTCCTTGGAGCGACCCGAAGGATCACTGCGTCCGAAAGATGCGGCACTTCGCACCGTCCGGGTCCGTCGAAGCGTCCACATCGAACACTTCAAATTTCTTGCTATACGTCTTGACCTTCTTGGTCGAATCGATGGGATCGACCATTTCGGTGACGTGCCGCTTGTTTTCCTTGCTGACAATGCTGCTGATCTGAGCGGCGGTCTTATTCTTGACACCGAGCGACGCACCGATGGTGTTCAGGCTGTCAAAGTCATAGAACGATGCGACACCGCCACGACGCTTACGAGGGATCGCAATGTCAGTGCGGATTTCGGTCAGTTCCGGCGCAACGCGAACCTTTCCGGCAACGGTGGTTTCGGCAGCGGCAGCAACCGGCGCTGCAACAGCGGCGACAGGCTTGGTCTTGGCAGTCATGTTGATTTCTCCTCAAGTTGGGTTTGCAGTGGTAGTGGTATTTGCCCATGTGGTCAATAGGGAATTTACACCATGGTTGATTTTTACACTGAAATGCAGGGTATCGCGTCTGAAGTCATCCGAGAGTTTGACATGGGTGAGATATACTATGTTGGTCTAACTCCCGGTGGTGGACCGCCTGACAATCCGGGCGAACCGACCGAGACAACGACTCTCATTCCGGCTGTCGCTCGTGGTGTGCAATTCAAGTATATTGACAATACGAACATTGTTGCAAGTGACGGTCAAATCCGTATGCCTGCTGATCTCGGTATTGTTCCTTCGATTGAGGGATATATTCGCATCGGAACAACGAGACACCGGATCGTGCAAGCCAGTGCGATACCGCCTGCTGGTGTTCCGGTGGCTTATATGATTATTTTCAAGAGGTAATATGGCACAGCGACTCACCCTTGAACAATTGCTGGCTCTGCTATCGTCCGATTTGCAGGCTGCTTTCCTTGCGTCGATCCAAAGCATCATGGACACCGCATTGGTCGGTGAACTTGTTGCGGCTATTGAGGAAGGAAACGCGCAACGAGCGTATGAGATTCTTGGGTTTAACGCTGCCGCATTGCGTCCGTTGACCGCTGCGATCCAGAGGGTATTCGAGCGTTCCGGCGACTGGACGACTGAGCAATATCCGCGTCAACCAGGCTATCCGATTTTCCGGTTCGATGTGCGCAACCCGCGTGCTGAAGAATGGATAAGAGCCAAATCGAGCGAGTTGGTCACGCGCATCAGTGAGGACGCTCGGAACAATGTGCGAGAGACGTTGCAGGATGGGATCACTCGCGGTGTCAATCCGCGTCAGACGGCTCTCAACATCATCGGCAGGGTCGATCAGGGTACAGGGCAGCGCGTCGGCGGTGTGATCGGCCTGACCCAGCAGCAAGAGGGTTGGGTGCGATCTCTGCGGACCTATCTGGCGCAGGGTAGCGACCGATATTTTGACCTAACGCTGCGAGACAAGCGATTCGATTCGACCGTGCGAGCGGCGTTTGACAGCGGCAAGCCTCTCAGCGCCGACATGATTGAAAAGCTGGTCACGCGGTACACGAGCAGCGCGCTGCGGCATCGTGGTGAGATGATCGGTCGCACCGAGTCGCTGCTGGCATTCAACACCGCCGAATACGAGTCGACTCGACAAGTTATCGACACTGGCGCGGTGACAGAGAGCGACGTTGAGCGGGAATGGGACAGCGCCGGGGACCGTCGCGTCCGGCCCACACACGTCCAGATGGACGGTCAGAAGCGGGGTATAGGCGAACCGTTTGTCAGCCCGTCAGGCGCTCGCATGATGCACCCTGGCGACCGTTCGCTTGGTGCGCCGAGTTCAGAAATTATTTTGTGCAGATGCCAAGCCCGGACCTCTATCGATTGGATCGGTGCAGCACTCAGGAGAATGCGCAATGGCGGGTGAGAGTTTCAGCGCACAGGTGGATGAATGGGTCAGGGAGAGCAAGGAACTGCTGCTGGCTGTTGCGCGGCAGAGTGCTAGTGATCTGGTCAATCAGGCTCAGGTTCCTGAGGGTAAAGGTGGCAAGATGCGCGTCGATACCGGCTTCCTTAGAGCCTCAGGATCGTCCAGCCTGTCCGGTATGCCTTATGGCCCAAGCAAGCGTGAGAGCGACGTACCAGGTAGCTATCCGTCCGAAGCGGACTACAGCAAGACTGGAAAAGTCGCGGTCGATCTGGCCAATCTCGCATTTGGTGACACGTTCTATTTTGGCTGGACGGCGGAGTATGCCAGAGTGCGTGAAACCTATGACGGCTTCGTTGCATCGGCTGTGCAGAATTGGCAGCAGATCGTTGACGCAAATGTGAGAAAGGCCAAACGATGATTGAAAAGAACATTCTTGAGGCTTTGCAGCAGAAAGCCATTGCGTCCGTAGCAGCAAGCACAATTCCGACACTTCCTATCGCTTTTGTGGATGTGAGTTTCAATCCACCAAGCACGGGAAAATATCTTGAGTTGGTCCACATTCCTAACAATGCAACAGATCAGACTTGGGGGGACGAGGAAGTGCATCGCGGTATTTTCCGAATGATTCTTCATTGGCCGAGCAATGGTGCAGGCGGTTATCCACCGCGAACGGTATTGGATAGTATCACATCGTCATGGTCAAAAGGAACCAAAGTGAACGGTTTGTTGCAGATATTGAACAAACCAAAAGCACAAGCACCGATAAAGTTGGGTAATGAAAACCTGTATCCTTGCACAGTGGAATACAGTGTTTTTACTATTGCGTGAGCCACGGCTTGTGATATAAGGCGCAATATCAACTCAGGAGTGACCGACATGAAGGCCATTTTTTCCATTGCTCTGCGTGCTGCTTTTGCTAACACCAATTCTGGTGGTAAGTTGTACGTCTGTGCAACCCCTCAGAACGATGATCTTGATCTTGCTGCTTATGAAGCCCTTACTTGGGTACAGGTGAAGGGTCTTGGTTCGCACGGTGAAACCGGCACGAACACCAACATGCTTTCGTATGACACTTGGGACACCGAGTTTGTGCAGAAGGCAAAGGGTACGTCCAATGCCGGTGATCCCGAAATTGAACTTGCTCGCATCCCTGCCGATGCTGGTCAGATTCTTCTGCGTTCGATGGGTGATCACTTCAACAAGAACTCGTATGCGTTCAAGATTGAAAAGAACGATGCGCCTCCTGGTGTTGGTTCGACCCCGAGCCGCATTTACAACCGTGGTCTTGTTGCTGGTCCGCGCACTCCGCACGGTCGCAATGAGGATTTCGATCTGGAAATCTACACTCTCGGCCTTCAGCAGCAGCAGATCATTGACGAAGCTGCAACCGCATAATTCCAACCACCAGCGACAGGTGACACATGACTGACATTGCAAATATCGGCACGTTTGAAAAGACTATCCAGATTGTTCATCCGGCGACAAAGGAACCGCTTGGGATTAGCGTTTCACTCATGTCACCGGATGACAAGCGGCTTGATCCGTACCGCAACGCTCTGACGAACAAGCGTCTGGCAGAGCAGAGCAAGAACAAGACGCCCAAGGCTGAGGAATTGGCCAAGGATCGGGATATGTTTCTCTTTCGTGCCATGACGGGTTGGTCATGGGAAGGCGATGCGAACTTTGAGGGTGAAAAGCCTGAGTTCATTCAGGTCAATGTCCTCAAAGTTCTCGACACTCTACCGTGGTTCCGTCGCCAGGTGGATGAGGCATTCAGCGAGTTGGAAAGTTTTTTCGAGAACACCAAGTAAAGCTGATCGACGCGGTTAAAGATTACGTCCGCTTCGACGTTCCTGATGAAAGGGGTGAGAAGCGGCGTGATCGATACGAGCGACTTGGTGAAGAAGGTGTCGTCGATAAGAAAACCGGGCAACCGTTGATAGCGCCGGAAATTGATATACCGGAACAGTATGAAGCACATTGGAGAATTTATTTCGACGTATCAAATTCAATCACTCGTGTAGTGGATGGATTATGTTTCAAGATCGCACCGTCCGAATGGTTGGCGTGGTCGCAACTGACCGGGGTTAAAGTTGAATATGAAATGATGCGAATGATGGACGATGCTTACGTTGAAGCAATGAACCAAGAAATCGCAGAATACAGAGAACGGACAAAACCAACATGACCGATATTGCAAAACTTGGTATGTCCGTTGAAACGCAGCAGTTGATCGCTGCTGTCAAATCACTCGACAAACTCAGTACTGCATCGGCTCGTGCTGAGGTCGAGGCTAAGAAACTCGAAAAGACCCAAGCGAGCGCATCGCTCGCTGCTGCTCGGTCGGCGGATAACATTGCGTCCGCTGCATATCGAGCAGCAGCCGCAAACAAGGCGCTGAGCGCGTCGGAGCGAGCCGTGCTGGCCGACACGGCTAAAAAGACCAGCGCGTCCGTCCAGGCGGCTCGTGCGGCTGATCAGCAGGCGACCGCATCGCTTCAGGCTGCACGAGCCAATTTGCAGATGGCTCAGAGTGCAGAGCGGGCGGTTGTCGATCTGATTAATCTGGCAGAGGCCGGAGATCGAGCCGCGCAGGCAGCGTTGCGGAATGCGGCGCAGCATGACGTAGCCGCGCAAGAGATCATCAATTCGTACAATATGGTCAACGCTCGCAGCATGGCCACAGCCGGACAGATGCAGTCCAATTTCACCAATATGGCTGCTCAGTTTCAGGACATTGGTGTGACTGCTGCAATGGGCATGAACCCGCTGATGATCGGCTTGCAGCAGGGTGCGCAGATCAGCGGTATTTTCGCCGGTACGAGCATGTCACTCGGCCAGGCGATCAAAACATTCGGTGTTGCAATCCTCGGTATACTCTCACCCCTGAGTATTATGATCATCGGTCTGACCGCTGCTGTTGCAGCCGGTATCCAGATGGTAGATTGGACGCGTGTGGCAGCAGGCGTCCTCAACACGCTTGCTGACATTCTACCGCAAGTTGCAGAGGGTGCATTGTATCTTGGGACGGTGCTGGCAATTGCTTTTGCACCCCAGATCATTGGTGCAATCCGCACGATGGCTGTTGCTATCGGCATGACGCTTGTTACGTCAATCAGCACCGCAACTATGGCAATGATCGCGTTTTCACTCGCCAATCCGTTTAGCGCAATGGTCCTCGGTATCGGTGCGGTCATCGGTGCAATGTGGCTGTTGAACGATACGTTTGGTGGTGTCTTTGGTGGTATACTCAACACTGTCAAAGCGGTTGTGAACGGTATCATCAAGTTTTTCGCGTTCGGGTTTACCAAGATTGTCGGAATGGCTCAGTCTGCTGCTGGCGCATTGGTCGGTATTTTCAATTCGGTCAGTGGTGCGCTCGGCTTTGACGTGAAGATTGGAAAACCTGATTTCAGTGGTTTCACCAAAGGCATCTCTGATTTTGCATCCGGCGATCCGATGGGTAAGATCGTGTCCGGTGCGGTTGGAATTGCTCAGCGCGGCGCTGATGCAATGCGCGGTCTGGCTGGCTCTTTGCTTGCGCCTGACCCGAGTAAGGACAAGAAATCTGGTCGCAGTGGACGTGGTGGTGGCGGTGGTGCTAGCGCACTTAAGGCTGAGATCACTGACGCAGAAAAATTTGACAAGATACTGTCCGATGCAAATGAGCAACTTTGGCAGTTGCAGCGTGAATATACGCAGTTGCAGATGACGGGTGAGGCTGCAAAGCAATACGCTTATCAGACTGAACTGATTGCTCAGGCTCGCCAGCAGAACATTCCGCTTGGTGAGAAGGAACTTGATCTTATCAGGCAACAGGCCGCTGCAATGGCTGCGCAGGCTCAGAAGAATGATATTGTCAAGTTCTACCACGATCAGGCGGACGCACTTGAGCAAAGTGTTGCCGGACTTGAGTTGGAACTTGAAACGCTCGGACAGTCTGCAACTGCAATTGGTATGCGTCGTTATGAGCAGGAATTGCTCAATCAGGAAATCCAGAACGGTATTGTTCTGGATGAGCAAAAGCGTGCACACTTGATTGATCTGAAGCAGCGAGAACTTGAACTGACTGAGCAAATTCGACTTCGCACGGAAGAAACTCGTCGTCAGCGTGAGGAACTTGAGTTCTACCAGAACACCACACGCGGTTTCTTCAGTCAGATGTACCAAAACCTGCGTCAAGGTCAGTCGCTTTGGTCCGCTTTTGGAAACGCGGTCAAGAGCGTTGTAGACCGCATCGTTGATAAACTGATCAATGATCTGCTTGACGCAATGTTTCAGGTGAATAACGCGCAAGGTCGTGGCGGTGGTGGATTGCTCGGCAGCATCGCAAGTCTGGCAACCAGCATTGGATCGCTGTTTGGTGGTGGATCGTTTGCCAAGGCTAATTTTGATACGCCTGCGACCCGTGCGGGTGCAGGACCGTTCGGCTTTGCCAAGGGCGGCGCATTCACCAATGGCGTGTACGACAGCCCGACCATGTTTGAGTTCGCCAAGGGCGGCACGTTCGGTGTGATGGGCGAGGCTGGGCCGGAAGCGGTCATGCCGCTCAAGCGCGGCCCTGATGGCTCGCTCGGCGTCCAACTGCACGCAATGAAGCCTCAAACCGTCATTGTTCAAGTCAGCACGAATGATGACCGCTTCAACGCCTATGTGGATGGTCGGATCGGTACGAACGCACCGGCAATTGCAGAAGCCGGTTCGGAGATGAACAAGCGTGAGACAGCTTTCAAACAGACTAGGAAACTCTCAGGATGATTGAACTCCCTCGCCTGCCACGCCCCAATCGGATGGGTATCGAGACGTTGGATTTCGGTTTCACGCAGCGCGGTGCATCGTCTTTGCGCGTCGAGCGACCGGGCGGGCGGTTCCGCTTGTCGTTCTCTTGGCCTGAAGCAATCATGCGCCCGCCCGTGTCGTCCAAATTCACCGCTCGGCTCAAGCGGGGGAAGCGTCAGGGTGTGCAGATCGACATACTGCCGCCACAGTCCCAAGGCTCGCCAGGATCGCCCGTGGTGGACGGTGCGGGCCAGTCTGGTACGGCAATAGCTGTCCGTGGTCTGACACCCGGCTATGTGGCTCGTGAGGACTATTGGCTGACCATCGTGGAAGCAGACGGCACGGCTTATTTGCACACGGTCTTTGAGACGGTGCGGGCCGATGCTGCTGGGGAAGCGACGATCCAGATCGAACCGCCGTTGCGTGCGCCGTTCCCCGATGGTGCGAGGGTTGAATTGGCTCGACCGTTCATACAAGGTGAATTGCTCGGGGAGAATTTCTCATACGAGCATGGTGAATTGAAATCCGTCCAACTGACGATTGTGATTGAGGAATTTCAATGAGTCGGATCGCACTCACTGGATTGGTCAAGATTGAACTACCGGGACGAACGTTGCGTTTTTCGGACGGTGGATTTTTTGTTTATGAAGGTGAGACATATCGCAGCAAAGACGCGGTGTTTGGCACAATCGGTAAAATGCAGACAATGGCTGAGAGTGTCGGAGATACCGTCCCTGCTGTTGTGATGACATTGCTACCACCAGACACCGTAGCAGCAGCAGACATATCGCAACCTGGCAATCAAACCGCTCGCTGTAGGATTATGATCGCAGAGTATGACGCTGACACGGGTTTGGTGACGAGCGGTAGCACCGAGTTTGACGGACAGTTAGACCAGACAGTGCTAACGGTTGGTCGGCAGACTAAGACGCTTAGTGTATCAATCGTATCACTTGCAGAACGTCTGTTTGAACGGAACATTGGTAACACGATGAATCCGACATGGCATAAGTCGATCTATGCGGGTGAGAAAGGTCACGATAATGCAACCGGTTTGGGTAAAGCAGTTGCATGGGGGATCGAGTCTGCTGCTGGCACGACTTTTGCCGGTTATGGCGGTGGTAGTGCCAGTGGTGGTGTAAACAGAAATGTGATGGCGGTATGAGCGAAATGATCAAACGCAGAGATGCAACCAAGCGCACATTGGAGCGGTTTCGCGGTGTGACGTTCGATTGGTCGAGCGGCGTCACATGCGTCCATCTGGCTCATGCTCATCTGGTCGAGATGGGACATAACCCACCAGACATACCGGAATTCAACACGGCTCACGGCGCGGCTAAGGCGCTGTATGAGCGCGGATGGTCCGATGTTGCGGATATGCTCGACTCGGTGCTTGAGCGCCGCCCTGGTGCCGCATGGATGGTCTTGGGTGATCTGGCGCTTGTGAAGGGTGCGGACGGCTTGGATGCAATTTTTATTTGCGCCGGACCGCTGAAAGTGTTTGGGTGGCGCGACGATGAACCTGAACTGGTCCTACTTGATGTTGGGCTGGACGAACTAGAAGCAGCTTGGAAAGTCTGATGGCGAAAGCACTCCGAGTAGTTGGTAAAATTGCCGGAGCAGTGGCTACTGTTGCCGCTGTCGTTGCTGCTTTTTCTAATCCTGTTACTGCTACATTTGCCACCGCAGCAGCTATTGCAGCAGTTGCGTCAGCGGTTGCTGCTGCATCAATGATCGGCGCTCAAGCGTTGACTAAACCGCCGCCAGCGCGAGGGAGCATTTCGCAGATCATCATTCAAGCGGATGCACCAACTCCCTATGGCATGGGTGAGGGTTTGCTGGGCGGTACGCTGCGTGCCGATATGGCATATGGTGCAACGCTTAAAAAAGTTCCAAATCCATACCGCTTCATGGCGGTTGTCTATTCACTCGGTCCGGTCGAGAGTATTTCACCGCGTATAAATTTTGAACCAGTTAGTAGCTGGTACACTGGTTTTCTTTTTACGGACACGCAACTCGGCGCGGTGCCGGAAGCCGATGCGCTTGCTCCGCAGTGGTCCGGTGCGCCGTATTGGGGCAGTGATTACAAACTGTCCGGTTTGGCTGCTATTGGGTGGTCATTCTTGTTTGATAAAGACGGTAAGCGTTTTGCCAGCGGGATCGATCCGATTGCTGCATATGGTAAATGGGTCAAGGTGTACGATCCACGCAAGGACAGCACATTTCCCGGTGGTAGCGGCTCGCATCGGCTCGGCAACG